ACCACCACTTTCAATATTTAGTAAATCTGAAGAACCTGTTACACTTCTTATTTTAAATTTATTAGAATCATTACCAGCAACAATTATTTCATATTCTTGATTAGTGTTTGATAACATAAATCCTGGAAAACCAGTTTCTGCGTTACCAGTTGTTTTAACTCTAGGGCTTAATTGACCTGAAAATATTCCATTTCCTGTAAAAGTTGCAATATTAAAAGCACTTGTACCAGCACCATCAAAATAATAACTAGAATTATTTGTATCATAATATATAGGTGCATAAACATTATTGGTAAAACTGGCACCACCTGTAACACTAACACCTGTGTTTGTAGTTTCAAACTTTTTACTACCATTATACCATAAATCTACTTTTCCATTTGAGGTACAAGTAATCCAATTTTCATTTTGGGAATTGCTTTTAAAATTTAATGAAGCATCAGCTCGTATAAATAAACTTCCTTCGCCAACATCATCTATATAACTGTGTCCTCCATCGTGATATATTTGTAAATCTCCTGAGTTACCAAACTCAGCTTTTACATTATCTATAAATGCAATGTTTTTATTTGCTATTGTTTTAATAGCACCCCCATCTAATCTTAAATACTCGGTCAAAGAACCACCGCCATCATCTAAGTTAAATTTAATATCACCATCTGTTACAAATGAATTAAAAATTAAATCGCCTGTATTAATTCTAAATAGTGTATTTGTTTGATTATGATATGCTTTAAAATCTGAGCCACTACCCAAAATTAATTCATCATTATCTTGTATAATTAGATTATTAGAGCCAGATGTATTACCAACAGCTAAAACAGCACTTAATGCTGGTGTTGTAACAGTAGGTGTATTATCATCAACATATTTTTTTGTAGCAAAATTTAAATCAGATGTTGGTGCAATACCAGTTACTAAGCCAGTAAATGTTGCTGTTGTGCCACTTATATTATTATCTACCTCAAGTTGATTTTCAATTATTGTTTTTTCAAATAAATGTACAGTATTAGTAGTGTCTTCTGTAAACCTCATAAACTCTGCACCACCAGTAAAAAACCTCAATCTATCATCAATATCCTCATTAATATATGTATGGCTACCACCACCAAATTTTAATTTTTTAGAAACTGCTATACTTACATCATCACTAAAAGTTCCAGTTGTACCAGATATTGTACCACCAGTTACATTACCCTCTAAATTAGCGACTAAAGTACCAGTAACAGTTGTTGCAAATGTATTGCCTGGCTCAACAGTTCCAAAACCTAAATTAAATTTTGGCGTTGCAATACCAGTTGATGCATCATAAGCCATTCCAACATACTTAGTACCAGTAGATACTATTTTACCATACCAGCCAATGTCTTTTGTATTAGCTGTATTGCCTTTGGCCATTTCAATCATATTATCACCAATAGCAATAATTGTTGAATCAATAATTGTAGTTGTACCATTTACTGTTAAATCACCAGCAATAATTAAATTACCACCAATTTTAGCGTTTGCACTTGTTTGAAATTGATATGTTGGAGTTACACCAATACCTAATCTAGTAGTCGATAAATAAACAGCGGATGCATTACCAAGGCCATCGCTTAGTAGTTTTGCAGTTCCAGTTAAATTTGTATTATCGCCTATTTTTAGGATTGCATTATAAGTATCTTGAACCCTTAAGCCAGTAAATGTAGTAGCCATATATTTATTTTAAACTACAAATTTAAGCAATTTTAGCTACCTTGATTTTCCTTGACCCCTAGATTTTTTCTTATAACCATTTTGACTTTTGGATGCGTTTTTAGAATGAACACCTGGCCGCCTTTTTTTATGCTTTTTTCTGTAATTGTTTACTATGTTTTTAGCCATTGTTAAATTTAGCTTTATATAGTTTATTAATTAAAATTTTAAATAATACTATAACCAAAATTAATGTAAATATATTTGGATGTGATTCCCCACAAAATCCAAAAATGTGTTTTATAGTTTCCATTGTTTATTTATTTTTTATTGCTAGTAATTATATTTGCACCCTTTTCAAATGTACGCCCACCAAAAAATGAAAATACAACTGCTAACATAACCTTTTCAAAAGTATCATTCCATAATGAATTAATTTGAAAATCTATTGAATTTACACTATCTAAAATACCAGCTAATGAAAAAACTACTATGCACCACACTAATACTAATGGGCGTACATTTTTACTTAGCCAACCTGAGTTTACACTATTCATGTCAGCTTTCCATCTGTCAGTAACAGAATCCATCTCTTTATTTTGTTGGTCGTAAATTAATTGCTGTAATTTTATTTTGTCATCAGTAGATATTTTTGATTTGCTTATTTCAGCTAATGCATCTTGCGGTGAACTTACACCACTTAATACTTTGCCTAATGTTGGGTTTATCATTGATGCCGCACCAAATAATAATTTACCAACAGTAGTTTCTTTGAATTTTTTTTTATTACTCATTATTATAAAATTTAAAATGCATTACAAATAAAATTAAATATAAATTAAATTCTGTCCAGTCATTAAAGTCATCTGCTGGATAGTAGCTAAACCCTAATAATGGTCCAGTTGTTAATTTTTCTACTATTGCAAACTCCCAGTTCATTTAACTATTTGTAATATCTATATATTTAGTTTTACCCTTGTCTCTAACCGCTTTTAATATGCGGTTTCTATTAACTGAATCACTTACATAACTAACATGGACCCAGTCAGGATTTGTACTATCACCAAACTCCCATATCATTTGGTCAAAGTTTAAATTTTCTTTTATATAATTAAACATTTCAGCATTTGTTTTATGACCATAGATGTCATCAATATCCATTGCATATCCAAAACAATGTTGCGAGGTTTGTTTGCCATTTTTTGATGCACCGCCAATGGCTTTATTAAGTGCCTCAGACCTATAAAAAGAATTTATCTTTATTGGACCACCAACCCATTTTCTAAGCGGCTCAAATATGTTTTCCGCAACTGCTTTCATATTAGATAAAATGTTGCCATCTGGTGTATTTGCAAGTCCTAATCGCATTGCTGTAATACTTTTAGTAGCTTCTTTTTCAGAAATGTGTTTACTAATCATAATTTATTTTTAGTTTGTTGTTGCCCTTCTAGGTTTTGTGCCTTCTAGCATTATTTCATTAATTCTTTGCTGTATTTCATCTTTTGTAGCTGTAATTTTGAAACTTAAATCAGCTTTCCATTGGCCTCGAGGTTTACCATTTTTATCAAGTAAAATAATTATTGGCACAGATTTAATCTGAGACCTTAATGAGGGTGCCTGGTCCTCTAATAATGCAAATTTAACTTTTGCATTTTCAATACCTCTTAAATTAAAATTATTTGATACATTCCAACTAGCGTTAATATGCATCAATGTTAAATCTTGAGCTTTAACACAAACCGCAACCAATACAAATATCACACATAATATAAATTTTTTCATCTTTTTTTATAAACTTTATCTTCTAAATCTTTTATTGCTTCTTTATTTTCCTCAACATCCTCTTTTATATTTTCTGTTAATTTATCAATTTGAACAATGTTAGTTCTAATTAATTCATCTTTAAATTTAAACTCCATTTGTTGTACAAATTCATCACCAGAAAAATTATCAATTTTATTTTGTAAATCAGTTATATCGCCTTGTAATGTAAACCACATACTAGCTAGTGAAATTGTACCAGCAATGATAATTCCGATTGTTTTTAAATCTAGTTGTACGTTAGTATCTTCACTAATTTTTGTCGCCATCTTGTTTTTTACTTTTTATTTTTTGTATTGTATATATTATAGTTGCAATAAGCAAAACTATTCGCAAAGTTACTTCAATATTTGTTAATGATAAACCTAGTGCAATTGTATTAAATAAATATATTTTCATGTCTTGTAATGCCATTTTTTTAATTTGTTTGTTCAACTTTATTTGATAATTCTAATATTGCCCTAAAATATGTATGGTCTGTTAAATCCTCTTGTAAATATGTTACGCCAGAATTTTGAACCGCATAACAATTAAAATTATTAGATGTTAAATCAAATGCACTTTGATTTTTACTTATAATTAAATTCATTATATCACTCATGATTGTATTAGCTTGTAAATCACCACCTGTTGTACTTTGAAATCTAGTAACAACCTCAATTCTAGTAATACATTCAACATTATATTTTGTTTGGTTATCATCAATAGCATTTGTTGATAAACCATAAACTCTCACATAAGGGAATGATACATTATTAGGCACTCTGTTATAAAATGGCACATTTGCACCATTATAACTTATATTACCACCGCAAGTTGTAATTATTTTTTGTCTTATAAATTTTATAGGGTCTTTCATTATTTTGTTGCTTTTTTTAGCTCTTGTTCTAATTTTTGTAATAATTCATAAAAACCCTCTCTAACAGAATTAAAAAAATATGGTTGTGGCTTCATTGTAACCTCTCTTTTACCTTGGCCACTAAACATAGCTTTTATCATTGATGCACTTATACCTAGTTCCTCAGCATCATTAGTATTTATGGCACCACCAGTACCAAACTCAATATAAGGTGCATATTTTGCAGTCGCTTCAACATACGCTTTATTCTTTTGTGAACCAAAGCTAATTGATTGTTTTAAATTACCAGTATCAACAGGAACTTTTTTAACAGCTTTTGATACTATGTTAGCGGCTGTATAACCTATTTGACTACTTAGTTTTTGTTCGCTAATTTTTTTAAGTTTTTTTAACTTTTTATTTAGCAAAACTAAATCACTACTATTTATTTTAACACCAGCTTTTGCCATTATTCAATTTTAATTCCTATTATTTTTGTATAATTTTTATATTCACTTTCGTAAATATCATTTATTCTGTAATCCTCATCAACGCCATCTATTTGAAAAAACCACTCTTGACCACCAATATTAGCATCAATAAAATCTATTGTATCAGCTCGGCATATTAATTCAACCTCAGTCCTGGTTTGTCTTTGGCCATCTGTTGATGTTCTTAATCCTTTGACTTGTTTGTACTTAGCCCAAATATCAATATAATTAGTAACAGAATTGGTCCAACCGCCAAAATTATCAGATACATTAGTTAATTTTTTTATCTGTATTCTAGTATTTAGTTTACCTATATTCATTATAAAAACATTGCTTTATATGAATTTAAAATATCCCTTGTATCGGTTGGTATTAAATCAGATGCATTGTTTTCATCACCAGAATTAAAATCAACTCTATTTTCATAATATGTTGTGGCTAGTTGCAATATAGCTTGTTGTAATAAAGAATCATTAAGACCAGCAGTAATATATACAACAGTTACTTTTTTAGCATAACCATTATCCAGCTCAATAGTTTCTTTGTCTAAACCAACATTTGTATGTGTTAATGCAACGCCATCAGCATGAATACTAGATATTGATGCAACTGGCCCAAATGGTATTGTAAATGTACCGCTGGTTTCATCTAAATAATAGCTTCTATTTTTTGCAACAATATCCCTTGAAATATAATTCTCACACCATATCCTAGCTTGAGTTATTTGCCTTGCAATAATCGCATCATCAGCTGTTGTATCTATTTTTGCAAATAGTTTTAAATCAGCGGATGTAACAATTTCCGACCCAGTAGTTGAATTAATCTTTACTTGCCTCATTTTTGGTTTCTTTAGATTTTAATTTTAGTTCTTTAGTTTCTTTTTTTGGCTTAGCTTCTTTTTTAACAATAGCTTCACCCCATCCTTTAGAAATCCATTTACTTGAATTAAGTTCGTTAATTTCAATTATATCACCCTCATTGTAATTACGACCCTCTTTACTAATTGGTATTAAAAGTTTTATTTTCATGATATTAATTTTATGTAAAGATAAAAAAAAAGTGCCACTAGGTTTTTAATCTAATGGCACATCAAACTTATTTATGAAATCAATGCAAAGTTATTAAAATTTTCTTTATACTTTCCATTGATATTTATTTTCAAACAAGATTGACCTAAGTTTGGAATTATAAAAAAACCATTATTACCCTCATCCCACAATGCAAAGAAATCAACATATTTTTTCTCATAGGATGGCAAACCTGTACGCCTTAATGTTATTTGTATGCTGTTTTTATGTCTCCGCCTATCTTTGCCTAAATACTTAATTTGTATTTTGAACATATTGCCATCCTTTTCAAGAATACAGTCATAATAACTTGAACCTATTAAGGGAGTTGATACGTTGTAACCATGTTGAATGGCAATTGCCGCAAAATGACATTCCGCAAAACAACCCTTTTGGTTATGGTTCATAAAAAAGAATATATAAAAAAAACCAGCTAAATTAATAACTGGCTTTTTAACATTCCAAGATTTCAAACAAAACAACAATTACAAAAATTTATCCTCGGAATGTACTATTTTATGAATATCATTAGCTAATTTATATATCCTTATTTTTTTTATAGGTGGCAAATTATCCCATGTCTTACGCTCAATAGAACCTTGTATCATGTCATCAATATGTATCATTTTTTTACTGCTCATTTGTCAATATTGAAACGCCAAAAACACATAGTATTGTGGCTGTTAAAAAGTC